CCAAAATTGTATAATTATTTATCCTTGTTTTAAGATCAGGGCCACCATGAATTTTCTTGAGTCTGACAAAGGTTCCGACTGTACCAGGACGTTCAAATAGACTCACTCCAATATCATTTGAACGCACACCAACAAGGTTCGAACCAACCTTTAAAAATATGTTTAAATTTGTTTTACGGGTGTTAATTAAGGCACTTTCATTAATGTAACTAATATTATAAAGACTATGGTCGTTTGTGATCAAATCCTTGAGTATTATGAGTGGTATGTTGACAGATGCCGAATAAGAACCATAATAAAATTCTTTTTCTTGACGTTGTGGGTATATGGAGCTTTCACCCATATCAGTCAAAATATTCTTGACCAAATCTTTCAGATTGTTGGTTGGTCTTCCACCTGCACCAACAGCATTGGGTTCGTTGATTAAAGTTTCAATTGTTAAGGTTATTGCCTCCTCACGAACAAATATATTGATCATCTTGTATTTTGTCCGCGAGCTTGGTATATTGAACGTTGAGACTTTTGAATCGCGAATTTGTATCATAATTCTAATGATGTCGGAAGCCTTTATTTTTTTGGAAAGAATTTTATCCTGGTTCAAGTAGTCGTCTATCAAAGATTTATAATCTGGGTTGAACTTGACCATTTCTTGATAAAAACAGGCAACAACAATATTATTCAATTTTATGGAATCAAATACCATTAATTCGTTTTTATTTCCAACATTTGGAATTTCCGTTTGATGGTTAATTTTATTCAAAACAAATGGTGTTGATTCAAAGGTTGTTTGAACCCGCCCCCAAACATCAATCGTTTTAATTTGTTTTTTGGTATTTTTAAGGTTCTCTTCAATCATTGTTTTAAATTCTTTGATTGTGTCGGTTCTTCTAAACCATACATTTTCATCGACATCTCCCAGTTCTGTCTGAAGATCCAAAAATGCAAATCCAATGGCTTGATCTGAGCTTAATCCGGCGCCAAAATCATTCAAGGTTGATTGAACCTTTGCTATAATATACAATTTTCGAAGAAAAACAGGATCAAAATTTACCATTGAGATTTCATCCCATTTGATTGGTTCATCGTCGATTTTTCGAATTTTAATGGTGTCTCCATCTTCAAAAAATATTGGGTCAGGTATGGTATAATTTCCTCCATCTGCAATATTTTCTGGAACATCAAGTAGAGGTGGTAAGGTACCCAAAGAAGCAGCTATCTTCCCCCTCAAACTACCCAGGGTGTCATTCGAGGATAACGGTATAGTTTTTCCATTAATTGTGAACATTTATTAGATGCGTTTTATACCCATTCACTTTCGCTTAATCCGTTGGACACGCCTTCCAACAATGATAACCAAACAAACAAAAATTGAATTTATCGGAAAATCAAAGTGAAAATAAAGATATGTCTGACCTTGTAAAAACAAATGTTACTAACGGTGGGGCTAAAGCACCGTCGACCACGTCCTTTCTGGGTGTGGTTATTGATACCGAAAATGGTTCAAGTAACCCTAAAATTAATAAAGCTTTGAATAAAAGCTTTAGTCTACTTGATATCATGAAGTTTATAGAAGTCACCAAATTCAAGCTTAATATGACCATGTTTGATTATTTTTGGCAAGTAGTTGTTGGAAACCAGTGTAGCTTGATTACTACACTGGTTTTAGAATGGTTTCTATCAGAGCCCAACATGGTTATACTGAACGTAGAATCAAGACTCAAAGACTTCTCTTCCCCAACTTCAGATTCTTCTCGATTTTAAAGCTAACCCCAACTCTAAAACCCTCTACAACCGAATTAAGAAGGAACTCAAGGCTAAAAATGTTATCTTCAGTGGTAACAATATTGACCTGGACGAGTCAAATGTGACCCAAGAAGAACTAATGGAAGAAATGAAGGGCATCAATGACCTGAAATACAAAGTTTAAAACACTCAGTTTTTAAACTTCAAGTGAAGTTTAAAAATCAAACAATAAAGTTTTATGCCTTTTAGAAGGCATAAAATATCATAAAACTTTATTTAAAATTGAATTTATCCATTAAAAAATCTATTAATAAAAATGGCGTGTATTATCCACACAAATTTATATGATGACAAAGTACTGATGAAAATGCAAAAAGACCTAACCAAAAAAATAGAGTCTGGTAACAAACAATATGGTACAAGTCAATCAAAAACTATATATGTCTACTCTGTCGACGAAGAGGTTGAAAGTAGACCATGTTGTATACCCTTCAGTTATGGTTTAAAACTGGCTTTAAAAAAAAATTTGGAAATACAGAGACCAAACCGTAAAAGTTTGGGTGGTATGCAACATGAATTTACAGGTAGTTTGAGAGATGAACAGAAAAATTGTCGAGATCAAGCACTTACTCTACTCCAAAAGAGTAAAAGTGTCATGTTGTCTTGTTACACTGGTTTTGGGAAGACTGTTACGGCCATAAATATGGCAAGTAAAATTAAACTGAAAACTTTTATAGTTGTCCCAAAAAAACCATTGTTAGGTCAATGGGAAGCAGAAATTAAAAACTTTATTCCAAACGCAAGTATTATGGTCATCGACCCCAGTAAAATAAAGAAATTTTCATTTAGTGATCCTCCAGATTTTTGTATTATTAATGCTTGCAATATCCATAAAATCGATAAAAAATTTCTTTCAAGTTATGGTCTTGTTATAATTGATGAAGCCCATTTGTGTATGACGGAAAAATTATCAGAAAATCTGTTATATCTCACTCCAAGGTATCTTTTGGGCATAACCGCGACTCCTTATAGAGAGGATGGATATAACGTTCTTTTTGACTTGTTTTTTGGAGGACAAAAGGTGAAATATACCTTAAATAAAAAACATACAGTTTACAAGGTCAAAACAGGCTTTACTCCGAACGAAGATAAATATTTAAAGTTTGGGCCGCAATACAAATCTAAGGTTGATTGGAACTCTATACTTGATGAACAGGCAAAGGATGAAAAAAGGAACAAATTGATCATAAATATCGTCACACAATTTAAGGATCGAGTGTTCCTTATTCTCGTTAAACGAGTTGAACATGGACAATATTTGATGCGTTGTTTAGAAGAACTTGGAGAAAAGGTCACGTCCCTCCTTGGAAAACAACAAGAGTTTGATAAAGATGCTCGTATACTCATTGGAACCAATTCCAAGATCGGAACGGGGTTTGACCATCCTCGACTCAATACTTTGTTAGCGGCGGCTGACATGGTGTCCTATTATATCCAGTTCATAGGTCGAGTTATGCGAAGAAAAGATGTTGAACCAATTATTTTTGATTTGGTAGACTCTCATCCAACCTTAAAAAAACATTTTGAAAAACGGTCAAAAGTCTACTCAAAACACGGTGGAGAGATAATAAAATTTAACCATGAAAAAAATAAATAATTTTTTATGCTTTTTATGAGCATAAAAAATTCAGTGTTAAAATATATAATTAGGTGGAATTGGATCTAAAACGACAAATTCAACATCTTCTATGGCATTTGGGTGTGTGACTAACCACCGCAAAACATCATCGTATTTATGGAAAGTTTGAGCATAACCATTAATAGTTCTCCCATATTGGAAGTCGAACCCCAAGGATTTTTTACAATTATATCTGGTGTTGAAGAACCATCTTAAATTAAATAATATGGCAAACGATTTTAGGTGGATATGATCCTCGTGTTTTTGAACAAGATATAAACTTTTACGGCTTGTTGGATCCATAATTTCTTCTTTTCTTCCGTAAAGCTCAATTGAAAAATCAAGGTTATAGTCAGTTATATCTTTGACATGTTCTTTTTTATAGTAGTTTTTAACCATTTTCACAAAATAATCATTTATACGGGTAATTATGTCCATAAATTGAGGGTATAAGATTGATGTGTTTTTTTTTGATTGATGGAGGACTTTAACCTTTTTTATAAACTTTGACGGAACAAAGTTTATGATATTTTCATGTGTTAAGAACCACCTTAATTTTTCTTTAAAATCAATTGGGTTACAATCAATCATACTTAGTTCCATCAATTTTTTGATTTTAATGGAACTCATAACCATTGTGGATGATGTGAATTTTTTATTTAAAGACCAATTCATCAATGCTTCATTCAAACTTTGACATCTTCTCAAATTCAGCAATGGTTCCAAAAGACCATTTATGTGAACGGAAAGCAAATTCTCAACTTTTAACGTGTATTGGATAGAATTAATCATAATTTCAAAAGAAGAATATTTTAAGATCACGCCCGGCATATCTTTATATAAAAAAAATTTAATTTTATTTGAGGTTATTCCAATCTTACAGTTTGAAATTTTTTTTATTTTAAACGTTTGGTCAAATAAACCATCTCGAACATTGTTGAAATCTTGAGGGTCAAGTTTAAGATGAATTTCATCCATATTTAAACTGAAATTTTGTTCAATTTGATTGAAAATATTAAAGGCTGTTTGACCAAAAACAACTCCGGTAGTCAAAAACAGTGTCATTTTGCTTTTTTAAGTTCAATTGAACTTGAAAAATCAATTTTTAGCACGCATCGTTAATCCGTTCGCTTCGGAGAGGCAAAGCCTCTCCTCAACGATGGTGCTTTCAAGTGAATGGGTTAACCCATCACCATAACTTCATGTTCTTCAAATGTTTTTGAAAGGCATATGTCACCATCTCTAAATAATTTTATTTTTTTATGGTTAAAATCAGCAGGAGTTAGAGGAACACCGTGAAAATTTTGCATTGGTCCAAGATATGGTTCAAGACAGTCAGTTATGTCTTGGTCAAGTTCGTTTTTGAAAACAATAAGATCGTTCGACCTTAATCTTTCGTTGAACAAATAAATATATTTTTTGTCCTTGCAACCAACCTTTCGGTTGTCAAAGTATTCAAGAGAATTAAAATTATCCTCCAATTGAAGCCTGAAACGATCGGGTTTAATCAATGATCCATTTTGTGGTGATCGAGTCCACAAAAACCATTTGTTTATTTTATTTTTAATTTTTTGAATCTGGTACTTTACAAGCACAGATATAATCATCATGACTTGTGGGTAAGTTTCACCTAATAAATAGTATCCACTTCCGATCGCAGTTGATATGACCAAATTGAACCACAAACTGTTTATGGGTAAGAAAAAGGCAAAAATAACAAGTAGTACTGTAAATATTTTGCAAAGTTCTAAAGCCATGTTTTTATTCATGGTTGTATATTTTTTCAACGTATCCATTTATTAAACATTTTTTCAGCTGAAATTTGTGGTTATCGCGATTTTGCTGTTGTTTGAGAAGTCTACATGGTGGCCTCTGAGCATTTCTCAAACTATGCAAACTTTGTCGTTTACCCGATGCCCATAGGGCATCGGTTAGAGTTTGCCCTATGGGCAAACGTTTATCCACAAACGAAACACTTCAAAATATAAAGATTTTAATGGTTCTTAAAACTTTAAACTCATCCACTTTTTGAAAAAACCTTTAGATTGATTTAAAAAAATTTTTTCTAGGATTTCAAAATCTGACGATCGCAACTTTCAGATTTTGAGAGACAATCGTAGATTTTTGGAATCTGCTAAATATTCGGATGATCGCAACTTTTGAAAAAATTCGTTTGTGGGAAGTCGGCCGTAGTACATAAATGTTTTCTGGAGACATCTCAATTGTCTCGGAGACAAGTCGCATTCACTCAACACTTTTTCAATTCAGTAGTTTCGACTTTGGAGTTGTGTGATGGACGTAGTCGAGTCGATTAATTTTGACTAGACTTTTCAAACTATGAAAACTTTGTCGTTTATCCACAAACGAAACACTTCAAAACATAAAGATTTTAATGGTTCTTAAAACTTTAAACCCATCCACTTTTTGAAAAACTTTTAGATTTAAAAAAATTTTTTCTAGGATTTCAAAATCTGACGATCGCAACTTTCAGATTTTGAGAGACAATCGTAGATTTTTGGAATCTGCTAAATATTCGGATGATCGCAACTTTTGAAAATCTACGATTGTCTCTCAATTTTGGTCGTCAACTTTCAAAATTCAGGATTTCAAAAAATTCAGAAAAATGAAAATTTAATGGTCAAAAATATTGGTCCCTTTTAGTTTATGGTTAAAAAATTCGTTTGTGGGTAAACGACAAAGTTTCTGAAGTTTGAGAAGTCCACACAAATCTACACAAACTTTTATGACCAAGTCTATAAAAGCGCAGAAAATTGAAATGATAACTCTGAAAAAACTACTACAATAAACTACAACAATGGCTTTTGTAAACGATTTCCTAAAATCCTTAGCTATGCCAATTGGCGATTTGGCCAAGTGGCTCGAAGAAGAACATCAAGTACCAGTCAAAACAACCATTGAAAAATGGAATGAATTGACTGGTATGAATATCACCACATCCGGCGATGTTGATGATGTGGTTGATCAAACCATTAATATTGACAAAAAGAAGAACAGTCCAAGTGGTTTGGATCCAAAAACTTGTCAACATGTTTTTATTGCTGGTAAACGTAAAAATCAACAATGCACCACAAAACCAAAAGGGGGCAACGATAGGTGCAGTTCTCACAAAAATAAAGTCAAAAAAGGCGAGTCATCCAACTCTGATCCAGAGACTCCAAAAAAGAAGCAAGTGAAGAAGGTTGTAAAGTCGAAAGAAACTGTTCAAACTGACTCTGACTCTGAAAGTGAAGATGATGCACCAAAAAAGAAGCCAGTCAAAAAATCAGTGTTTGATGCAGATACAGAAGAAGAGAGCGATTAAATCACTCGAAAAAAGGTAAGTAAAAAATATTTTCCAACTTTTATGGTCTAAAAGACCATCAAAGTCGATACAAGGTAATGAATGCGAGTGGTGTTGAAAAAAATGAAATAAAAAATTGAAAACAATGGAGAATAAAGATAAAATGGAAACATTGGTTTGTAAAAAAGGTTGTTGTTCACTTCGAACTCTTAGAAAACAAAAAACTGAAAATTATGGTAAACCATATCCTTTCGAAAAAAGAAAGGCTGGAGTATTTGTTTACTGTGGAAATATGGTTCTACTAACCCAATCGTATAACAATTGTTGGGGTATTCCTAAAGGTCAGATGGAATCATTTGATTCAGATACAAAAGTATGCGCTGAACGAGAACTGAAAGAAGAAACTGGATTGATCATACAATTGAATGATAGCGACTTGTACAGAATAATATTAGACAATTGTTATG